TATGTTTTCGCTTGGTTGGGTTATATCAAATTGATTCTCTGGGGTGGCGCTATAAATAACAAAAGTCACCAATAAAGCTGTTATAGACCAGAGAAGGAATCGCAAGTGATTGTGGGCAGTAGTTATATATTGAATTTTCTTCTCAGTATTTTGGTTATTAACTTCAAATGCTTTTGCATATTGAAGCGACCAAGTGTAAAAAATATCACACACATTATGTTTGTTAGTGAAATAGAAATTTACAGTGTCCCTAGATAGCGGAAAGTGTAATAAGTCACTTAGCTTTATACTAGCAAACAGGTTTTTGAGACAACAAAACATGAAGAAATAAGAGGTGCCATAAAGAGCAAAAATAGCCAAAACAATGAAGGTATGCCAGTCAAGTGTAAGCTGAAAGGGAAAAAGTTTGTTAATAATCCAAATACCCAAAACAGAAAAAATGCTTATGATTAAACTCAATACGCTCAAATAAGTTTTTGCTTTTTCATCTAACCTTTGATAGCGATAAAGACCTTCGGTAAAAACCTTCTCCGAAACTCTATAGATTTCTTCATATTTTTTTCTATCCATAACTCCATAGATTTCTTCAGGCTTGTTGTTGTCCATCGTTTATACCATTGCTAGGTAAGAACTTAATTGTATCTCCGCCCCTAAAACCAGACCCCGACTACCTTATACAGCTCCTTCACCCTGTCTTCCTCGATAATCACCGGCGGATACATGCTGTTTACGCTTTGCAGAGTGATGTATCCCTTCGGCCCGCGGAAGTACCGCTTGAATAACTGCGATTCGTCATTAAGGATTACCAGAGCAAGGTCTCCGTCCCGTACTTCTTTCTTTTCGTCGTAAAGGATACTTTGACCCTTCAAGGCAACCGGCGCCATGGAATCGCTGGCGACATCCATTGCCTTGCATTTATTTATCTTTATCTTACGATAAGGCGCGTCATAGGGGATGAAGTGAGCATAGCCGAGTTGGTCGTTGGCAGAGACCTTGGATACGACGGGAATTTCAGCATCGGGAACATCGGTTGCAACTGTACCGATCTCATTATAAAACTGAATATTTTCACCGATGCGTTCATCAGCCGCCTGCTTAAGGAATTCATTTTTTTCAGATTCTGATAGTTGTAATATCTTAACGAGTTGTTCGCAGACTTCGAAAGTTGGAGGCTTTGATACGCCTGTTTCAAGTGTTGTAACGTAGGTTTGTGTCTTGGAAATGCGTTTTGAAAGGTCAGTTTTGCTAAGACCTGATCTTTCACGATATTGTGTCAATAATTGTCCAAATGTCATATATTTTTTCCTTTTATGGATTTCATTATAACTAAAACAATTTTATTTTCAAAAATTATTTTCAAAAAAGTGAAATTTTTTATTGACTCAACTCAAGCAATTGGGCTAGACTTTCGATATATAGTCATGGGGGATCAAATGTTTTCAGGCAAAAAAATGAAATTTCTACGAGAGAAACAGGGATTAAATTTAACGCAATTTTCAAATCAATTATACCTACGCACAGGACTTAAACGAGTACGAAATACGCTGGAAAAATGGGAAGCGGGGGAAACTTATCCATCGGGAAAAGATATACCGAAACTAGCGTATTTTTTTGAAGTACCAGTGGAGTATTTTTTTGATATAAAATCTAGCTAAATTACTTGAGTTCACTCAAGGGGTATCAACAATGCGGACAGCGGACAACAGAATCACAGACATAGAGAGAATCACATACCTGATCGAGAAGGGTTGATACATCGAACACTGCTACGAGTGCGGTGAACCATACACCTTAAACGCCGAGGGCGACCTGCATTGCGTGTCGTGCGGGAAGGTGCACGATATCGGGGATTATGTGGATAGCCTGTTTGAGGAACGGTTTGACTGGTAAAAGGAGGGAGATTATGAACACAGATCAAAACTTATTGGAAGTCTTAGTTTGTATGCTTGTGGTTCTTCTTGCGTTAATGGGATCACTATTAGAAATACCAATATCGTTATTAAGTTCACTTCCTGAAAATCATCGCAATTCAATCCTTCAACTGCGGATAGCGCAAGTAGGCTTTTCAATAATAGCACTTATGGGACTTTTAACTTTATTTGGCGTTTTGCCATTGAGATAAAACCTCCTCCTTTGAGGTTTGTATAGGAGTAAACACATGAAATGTAAAGGATTGGAACAATGATAGAGACACCAGAAATACTAAGACAAGTGTCACTGGATATTTTACATAACAAACTCTTACTGCTGTTCATTGTTTATCATTTGCTTACATCTCGTCCTAAGGATGAAATCAGCGTGTTTGATGCAATCATAGCGCTTGGCTTTCTTATGACGTTTCTTGTGTGTTATTGGAAGTGTATAAAACTCTTGCTATCAATATAAATGCAGGGATAAAAATATGAAATGGTCAGCATTTAAGTTTGCAATTCGGGCAAAAGTGAGTCGATTCGCCAGAATTATGCACAGCAATGCGAAGGTCATCGTTCTCAAAACATACTTGGCAGTAGAGAAAGCGTCCATCTTCTCCTTTATGACGGTAGAAGACATTGCCGTCTACACGACATTTTTCGTACTGATTCCGTTCTGCCTTCTTAGACATTATCTCTTCCATAGCTTTCTCGTACTCGACATGCTTTTGTTGGCATTTAAAGAGATCAAGTCTGAGCGAAGCAAGCTCAGATTCGAGAGAAGAATTTCTCTCCTTAAGAGAAAATATAAAGTTCTCTACGGAAAGAGCATCGGCACCACGGATGAATTTTCTGATAACGGCTAGTATTTTTTCAGCATTGACATCGAACATAAAACTACTCCCTGTTGGGTGGATGGCTTGGGTTTGGTCGCCTTACATATTACCGGAAGCCTGACAGGGGGACAACAAGAAAGGGGAACATCATGGACGTAATCGAGAAAACACAACAAGAAGTAGAACCAATGTTACTTACAGAGGATATTGCCTATCGCATGAGTTTATCGAAGCAGTATACCTCGCAATGCCTCAAAAAATGGCGGTTAAAGGGATGGATTAAGGGAGTACGCATCAATAAAGAGTATCGGTACAGGGTATCGGAATATAACCGTCTCATCAAGATACTTGAGACGCGGGACAAGGAATGCGCACGCAGGATACTGGGACACTAAGCGGAAAAACTGAATAAAAGGGGGAAAAAGTTATGCCAACAATGACACTTAACCAGCTTATTGATGAAGTTAAACGGAATTGTCCTGAGGCGGATCGGGACGAGCTTATCAGGTACATCAATGACGGACAGCAGGTCGTAGCCGGATACACGAATAACAGGGACTTGGTTAATCCTCTGGTGTACGGCGATGACATATCGCTCCTTGAGGGTCACTTCCACTACTACATCGTCAATTACGCGACGTCTCGCTGGTGGGAAAACAAAGTGGGCGCAGACCCTGACCTAGTTCAACTGCACAGGAATATCTGGGTAGAGGTGTCCAAGGGGTTAATGTTCAGCTGGAGTTTACAGGCATGCGGAATGTAGTGGCTGACAAAGTGACGTTTTGCCCCAAGTGCGGTCGGAAGATCAACAAAGGGGATAAATATTATTTCGATAACGCCAGCAGGGAAAGACGATGCGGGCAATGCGTAAAGAAAGGGGAGTAAGACAATGGAACAATTAGAGCAAATGACACAGGAACAGAGGGAAAGAGAACTGGTAAAGCACGCCATGGGTAATGTGATTATGGCTGTTATGACTTGTATGCGAGAGGGAATAAAGCACCAAATGCCAACGCATATAATCCTGACAAAAATTATTCTTGTCTGTCACCAAATACTTTCTGAAGCACAGTATGACGAATGCCCTGAAGCTTTTATTAAGGGCTTTAATGAGATGGTTGAGTCCGGAGAGCTTCAGGAGATCAATGTAAGCATGAGACGCTATATCCAGTCACTCGATCAACTATCTGATCTTATTCACGACTTGATCGGTTAATGCTCAGGACGAAAGGGGGTAGCCATGAATGACAATATGAGCATCTGGAATCAGGTCTGCACGACTGATATGCAGTATACGAAAGAGTCAGAGCTTCGCGGCGGGTTTACCGCTATTGACTGCCAGTACCACATTATGAGGGCAACTCAGTTGTGGGGAGCGGTAGGTCAGGGCTGGGGATATGAAGTCACCAATGAGCGGATTGTGGAGAAGGGTAATTTCCTGCTGTTTATATGCGACGTATCTCTCTGGGTCGGCAGTAAAGAGAATTCATTCGGACCGATACCGACACTGAACGCCATCATAGACGATAAGGGACGGCTTGACGACGATGCCTGCAAGAAAGCAGTGACTGACGGATTAAGCAAGCTCTTTTCCCATCTTGGATTTTCGGCTGATGTATATCTGGGAATGCTTGACGGGAATAAGTACGCGAGCGGGCATAAGACACAGCCTAAGAGGACAAAACCGCCGGTTCGGGAACCGCAACCAAGACAGGAACAGCCTGTACCTTCAGCCTCTGCACCGACCAAAGTTCAGAATTTGACTGAAGAACAGGTGGAAAGTATCCTGAACCTGCAACAATCGCTTGGAGTGGATAATAAGGCTCTTAGCACCCACCTAAAAGCGAAGTATGGCGCATCGTTCCCGAACGTACCGGCATCAAGATACCAAAGTATATGTGTCTGGCTAAAAGAGCAAGGGAAAAATACAGCGGTAGCGGGTGGTAACGAGTGTATAAACGAACTTCAGCTTAAACGCTTCTGGGTTATCGCCAGACAGACGCATACGGATGAGCAGATAAGCAGAATTCTCGCCCTTGACTTCGGTCTGGACAGCTCGCGCAATATGCTTCGCAAGGATTACGACAGAATCTGTAAGCATTTTCAAGATCAGCAGGTGCGTCATGAGCTTGCTATTTAATGAACGGACACATACCTATTACTGGAACGGGATACCTGTACCATCAGTGACGCAGGTGATAAAAGCGGAGACTGATGACCAGTATCAGTATGTCGACCCCCGTGTTCTGGAGCTGGCGGCTCAATTCGGGAAAGCCACGCATACGGCGGTACACCTTGAGGCTCTGGGGATACTCGACTACTCGACATTAGATGAGCCGCTTATCCCGTACCTTAACGCATTCAAGCGGTTTGCCTGTGATTATGAGCTGGAGATTGAGTTCACGGAAAAGAGGCTTTATTCGCAGGTTTACCGCTTCGCCGGAACACTGGACTTAAAAGGAACCGTTCATGGCATTCCCGCGATAATCGACTGGAAAACAGGTATCCTGAATAAACTTGCCTGCGGGTTACAGCTTGGAGCATATGAAATTCTGGATTCGGAGAATTTTGGAAGCGGGAAAATATCTCCTATTAAGCTGGTCGTTCAGTTACGCAATGACAGCACATACAGGGTAATGGAATGTTCCGACCCGATGTACAGGCACCAATTCATAAAACTACTACAACAATTCGATATGGAGGAATTTCAGAATGAACACGAAAAATACAGAATCCTTGAATCTGCCTGAGGCTCCTGAGCCTATCACAAAAGAGATGTTGGCACGCCAGATTCAGCAGGCTGAGACAATCCTAAAACAAGCGGAAGCCATGCCGGTAAGTACCGAGCAGGAATACCAGACCGCCATTAAATTCGTGAAGATGGTTAAGGTAAGCCTCAAGTCTTTAGAAGAGATGCGTAAACGCTTTAAAAAGCCGTATGACGAGGGAGCCAAGACCATACAGGGAATATTCTCTCCGCCGCTGGGAAAACTGGAAAAAGCGGAGAAGGATATTAAGGCAAAGATTAAGAAATTCGATGACGCGAAAGAGGCTGAAGCGCGCCGGATCGCAGAGGAAGAGGCACGGAAATACGAGGCTGAACAGAAGAGGCTGGCAGAGGAAGCGAAGAAAGCTGATGTTGAAGGCGACTCCATAACAGCATTCAAGCTCAGGGAAGAAATACGCCATGCCGCTCCGCCTGCCGTGACCGGATCGGTTGAGAGCAGTGCTGACGGTGTATCCAAGCGGGGTACATGGAAAGCGGTGGTAATGGACAGGGACGCGTTCATTAAGGCGGCTCTGGCTGATGAGAGCCTGCACAACCTATTTGATCCGAACATATCGGCATTGAACAAGTATGCCCAGTTGACAGAGGGTACAAGGCATATAGAAGGGATAAAGTTTTACAAGGATACGACAATAGCAGTACGAACGACATAAGTCCGCTATGCCATGGTTCCGCCGGTTCTTGACCCCCATTCTACCGGCGGAACCCCTCCTACCAAGAATGGGGATCAGGGGGGAATAATGATGCTTATATTGCTTATATTACTTCTGGCAGTTTGTGTTGCCTTAATAGTCTGCTTACTGCTGATAAAGAGGCAGAATAATGAAATCGCCAAATTCAGATGTGATCTCACAGATTCATGTATTTCAGCTCAGCAACTTTTACAAGGGAACTTGCGCTTAAAAACAAAGCTTGAGAATTTATCGGCACAATCTTTTTATCTTTGCGATGCGCTCATAAGACTTGCCAAAGACAATGACAAAATATTTCGCGACATATTAAGGCGGGAAGATAGCGACGAAGCGAAAGACCAGACTCTGAAATATAGGGACACCAGACACAAAGATGCTCAACTGAATAAATTCATCGAGAAAGTGAGGAATGTGTGATGGAAACTCATGAATTTGTAATCGCATGGTTGGTGTCGATCACAGGGGCTTTATTACTCGCTTCCGTCATTGGGTTGATATGGGCAAGGATACTGATACGGCACGATAAAGAGAAGGACGATACTGCAATGTATCAAAGTTATCGTTATAAAGATAGTTTAGGTTCGTATTTAAAAGGAATAAGACAGTCAAAAAAAATGACTTTGAGGGATGTTCAGAAAGCTACAAAAGGGTCAATCTCAAACGCATATTTATGTCAGTTGGAGTCCGGTAAAAGAGTAAATCCTTCTCCTCATTTTTTATACGTATTATCTAAAGTATACAATGTGCCTTACGAAGAAATGATGGTTGTAGCGGGATATCTGGGAAAAGTTCAAAAGAATGGTAACCGCTAAGATGAACACGGGCGGGTTTATAGCATTGCATAGAAAGATTATGACCGCGCCATTTTACACCAATCCTCTGGTCTGTCATCTCGCTATTCATCTCCTCTTATCAGCGTGTCACAGGGATACCAAGGTCTTGATAAAGGGTGTAGTAGTGTGCGTAAAACGGGGACAGGTAATAAAGAGCCGATCAGCCCTTGCAGAAGAAACAGGATTGTCTCAACAAAATATCAGAACCGCATTAAAGCTCTTGGAAGACTGCGAATTTTTGACAATAGTGCCAACCAAAGAACTAACCAAACAAGTAACCAAAGAATCAACCAAAGAACTAACCAAACATCCGCCGACTATAACTATAACGAACTACGATAGTTATCAATTTGAAATTTCGGAAGGTAACCAAACATCTAACCAAACGATCAACCAAAGAAGTAACCAAACAATCAACCAAAGCCTAACCAAAGACCAACCAAACTTAAGTGACTTTTTTCCAGAGACTTGCAATGACGACTTTCTCGAAGCTAACCAACATACCACAATAACCAAAAAGAGTGGTTTTAAAAAGCCAAAAGATTGCAATTCCCGTGCCAACAAAGCGGCAATTCCTCCACCGACTCCAGAAAATGTGGCTATGGCTGATGTGTATCGGAAAATAATCAAAAGCATGCCGTCAGCGATCATGAGCACAGCTTTCACTCCATTTTTGGTGAAGGAAATTATCCAGACTACCAGTGACGATGAGCTCAAGGTATGGGCATACATCGTCCAGTCCAGAGACAAAGACAATCCAGCCGGATGGTTAGTCCGTGCCCTTTCCAGAAGGCGATATACGCCTTCCGATTCTGCTTACGAGCAGGCAAAGAGAGAACGAGACGCTAATTGCGTCATTAACCGCAAATAGAAGGAGATTCACCATGCCAAGAAAAACCGCAGTCATTGAGGAACCAGCAGTACAGGCAACCATGGAACCTGAGGAAGCTCAGGACATTGTTGAAGACGATGAGCTCTACGAGGAAGAGGACATCGAGGAAGAGGACATTGAGGAAGACGACGACTTCGATGAAGATGACCTTGACGACCTTGAAGACGAGGAATTTGATGAGGAAGCTGAATTCGCAGAGGAAGACGAGCATTTGCGTGAGGGTAATGAGCCTGAGGGTGAGACGGATCACGCTGAGGGCGACAATATCGCGGAGTTCCCTGAAATGCGGGATGAGATGGAAGGCGATGATGACGTCGAGGACGAGTGTTCTGACAGCGAACAGAGCTATGTGCAGAACATGATGAAAGACCTGAATGATGCCGCGTTTATGACTCAGACAAACTTCTGGAGAAACCATTTCTACCCCAACTTGAAGAAGGTATTCACTGAGAGCAGGGAAGCTCTTCTCAATGCGGATAAGACGAGAGATATCGTCAAACATCAGGAAACAATCAAGGTCGTGAGAAACCTGATTGATCTAGTTGAGTCGGTAGTGGCTGACTTTCGTCGTGAACAGAACAGTTCACCTCTCCTTGCGCATGAATTCGAGGGGAAAGAGGCTGAATTTGACAGGAACTTGGGGATGATAATCGTCAGGTAGTCTGACACGATTTCTTGATATGAGCGATTCGGTAATCAAAATCTCAGTTCGAGGCAACCCACAAACAAAGGGATCGGCGCGTGCCTTTTATCGCAAGGGCATGCGCTTTCCCGTTGTAACCAACGATAACCGCAAATGCAAGTCATGGGAAGCGGACATAAAGCTCATGGCGCAATTAAAAGCGCCTAAAACGCTCTGGACTGGCGCGGTGATCCTCAATGTCCGGTTTTATCTCAAGAAGCCCAAGAGCGCACCGAAACGGCGCAGGCTCTGGCATACCAAGAAACCGGATACGGACAAGATGCTCAGGGCGATTAAAGACGCATTAACCGGCGTGATATACAAGGACGATTCGCAAGTGGTTATGGCAACGCCAAGCAAGGATTACGCTGAGAATACCGGCGTGGTGATTACGGCGATAAACGCTGAGGCGATGGATCCCCTTGAGTTGCGCCGGATACTGTTAGCCGGTTATGTGAGCATGGTGGATAAGCTATTGCACATAGACCGGAAGGACACGGATACGAACACGCAATGCCAACAGCAGGAGTTGAGACTTTTCGCATGAAGTTCAGCAAGTTTGTAAATGACAAGATGCAGAAGAAACAAGTTTTCCAGCAGTTTGGGATGGTAGGTTTTCTCAAGACATTGCCGGAAGAAGACCGTTTGATCCTGACCGCTGTGGCGATATGCGGATTCTCTTTTCGTAAGACAGCGGGGATCGTAAACCTCAACCGGCGCACTGTTTCGAGGATATATAAGCAACGCAGGCAGGAATTACATGACTTCATGAAGTACAGTGCACCACTTTAGAATCCACAAATAACATCTCGACAGTCAGTTACAAAAGTCGAGTGCACCATTTCTCTCTTCTTTTATAGAAGCGCAAATATTTTTTAGAGGTGGTGCATGAAGTACACTCCAGAACAAATCCAACAGCTCACAGACGAGCTGAACCAGTACACAGACAACGCCAGCAAACGCAAACCCATAAAGCGTGGCTCAACGATAGTACCTCCAAATTTTCCGTCTATCGAAGAGTTCATATTCCAGAACAGCGTTTGCAATTCCAAGTACTTCTATGAGCTTGAAAAGAAGTACGAATCCATTTCCAGAGCGGTGCAGAGGCTAAGAAGCCTTCAGGCATCGTTCGCATTCCAGTACGGCATGAACCGCCAGTATTCCGAGCGCATGGCAATCTTCGTATTGCAGAACATTACCAGTTGGCGTGAGAAGCAGGAAATCGAGAACAAGACGCCGACCCAAATCATCATTAAACGACCGGAACGAAAGAAGCAGGCTGATGGAATTTGAAGTTAAGGAAATAGATCTTCTGGACTATCAGGATGAGTTCGTATTCTCAGAGAAGCGTTTCCCTGCCATTATTGCGGGAGTAGGCACTGGTAAGACCTACATGCTTCTGCTGAAAATATGGAACTTCTGCGATCAGTACCCGAACAGCCTTGCTCTGGTGGTGCGCAAAGAGTTTACCGACCTGCGTGATTCCACCATGAAGGACTTTGAGAAGTACTTCAACGTCACTATCGACAGCCACAAAGAGTATCGCATGGATAACGGCTCGATCATCATGTTCCGGCATGGCGATGACCTGAACGTACTGAAGAACATTAACCTCTCGATATTCGGGATAGAACAGGCTGAAGAGTTTCCTACGGAAGAGACATTTGACATGCTTCGTGACCGTTTGAGACGGCAGAACGCACCTCTTCGACAGGGATGTATTATCGCGAACGCTAACGGGCATAACTGGATTTGGAAACGCTGGATTAACAACCCTCCGGACGAGAATTACCACTGCGTACAGGCAACGACCTTTGATAACGCCGCTAACCTGCCTCTTGACTTTGTGGAAGACTTAAAACGGAAAGAGATAGAGAACCCTCAGCAGTACAAGCGGTTTGTGATGAACTGCCATGAGGTGCTAGATGGAGACGACCTGTTACTGAATTACGACTTGATCCAGCCGGCTGTGGGCAGGAAGCTGTCTCATTTACCGGTACATGGGCGGATGCTTACCGCTGATATAGCGAGATACGGCGATGATGAGAGTGTGTTCGGGGTGCTTGAGGCGCGGGGCTTATTCCATTACGAGCTGATACACATTGAGGCGTGGCTCGGGCAGGACACCATGAAGAGCGTAGGCAAGATAGTTGACATGATGCGGATATTTAAGCCGGTTGCTGTGGTAGTAGACGATGACGGCATAGGCGGTGGCGTGACTGACAGGCTGGTAGAGCTTAAAAAGCCGGTGATTCCATTTAAAGGCGGCACAAAGGCACGGAACGAGAAGAGATACGCCAATACACGGACTGAGGGCTATTTCAAACTGAAAGAGCTGTTTGATAAGGGGTATATCACGTTACCCGATGACGCGAAACTGAATGACCAGCTGATGACCATACGGTACAGGTTCAAGTCATTCGGGCAGGTAATGCTGGTTCCAAAGGAAGAGATGAGGAAAGAAGGCATAGCCAGTCCTGACAGGGCTGACATGCTGATGATGGGCGTATATCACGCTGAGCGTATACACAACAGGCAACGGTTTTACGATGAGCGGGTACAGGACACGGTTGACAGCGAGTACAACGTGTTCGCATAAGGAGTTGGATGGATGAGTGGGAAAATTATGGACGCATTGATCTGGCCGTTTAACAGCAAGAAGGAAGACCCCCCAAAGGTTCCGACAACGCAGAAGACGACCAAGAAGCAGGATGAGGTTACGGAAGACGAAAAGAAGAAATTAAGGCAGGGCGCATCTAACTCGACGAGGACGTTATTGACGTCGCCGCTGGGGTTGGCTGACAAGGCGCCGGTGCAGAGAAAGACATTGCTGGGTGAGTGATGAAGATAGCTGAGGAATTACTGAAGCGATATGAGGCATTAAGGGCAGAACGTACCGATCTGAACGATACATGGTACGAGGTTGCTTATTACTGCATGCCGACACGCGCCAAACATGAGGTTTACGGCGCGAGCAAGGCGGTCAGGGAAAAACTGCCTTCGGATATCTATGACACCACGGCGATCAAGAGTATGCAGGTATATGCCGCGGGGATGGCGGCGTATCTTACCAATCCATCTCAGCAATGGATTAAGCTGGCTCCCAAGGGTAAGGAAGAGGATAAGGACGAGCAGGACTGGTTATTCGAGTGTCAGGAACTGCTGTACGAGACACGGAACGGCTCGAACTTCGATACAGAGAACAACTCGGTCTACAAGGATAACGGTTTATTCGGACCGGGCTGGATGTTTCTGGAAGAAGACGCCGAGGACGTGTTCCGGTATGAGTGTATTCACCCGATCCACATTCATTTCTGTAATGACTCGCGAGGCAGGCTGGATACTGTGTTCCGTTCGCTTGAGATGACAGTCAGGCAGATGGTTCAGGAATTCGGACTGGATAATGTGGGCGAGAGGATACAGAAGTTGTATGAGGATGAGAAGTATGACGAGACTCAACAGCTTCTCCATGTTGTACTGCCGAGAATAGAGCGGAACACGACGAAGAAGGACAAACTGAACAAGCCCTTCGCTTCGTATTACATCTGCATCGAGGACAAACATGTCCTGAGTGAAGGCGGTTATAACGAGATGCCGTATTTTCTGGCTCTGTATGACAAAGGCAGTGACAGCAGGTACGGGTATTCGCCGTGCATGATAGCGCTGCCGGATATAAAGATGGTAAACGCTATGAGGAAAGCTCTGATAGATGCGTCGTTGCTTAGTCTTTTCCCTCCTCTGGACAGCCCGCATGACGGCTATTATGGAGGGAAACTTAAGATTCACCCCAAAGCTGTCAATGTACGAAACAACCATTTATCGCCGGAAGAAGGTGTTAAACCAATCTACATGGTGGGTGACATCCCGATCAACATGGAAATTATTCAGGAACAGCGGGAATGTATTAAGCAGATTATGTTTACCGACTTGTTCCTGTTACTGGCTTCCAGACCGGATATGACGGCTACTCAGGTGCTGGAGATGGTAGCTGAGAAGATGTTGTTGATGGCTCCTACCATAGGCATGATCCGCCACAGGTACATCGAGAAGATGGTGGAGAGGGAATTCAACATAATGTTGCGCCGCGGCTTGTTTCCTGAACCGCCGGACAGCGTGAAAGCCAAGATTCAGGCTGGGACAATGGAGTACGCAATTGAGATCGTGTCTCCTCTGGCTATGGCTCAGAAATTCAGTGAGGTCAAGTCGATATCGAACTTCTTCGCGTTTATCCAGAGCATAGCCGCGTTAGTCCCGCAGGTCATAGATAACATCAATTTCGATAGCTTAATACGTTATATTGCAGAGCGGTTCGGTGTGAACAGCAAACTGCTCTATGAAGAGGAATTCGTTGAGCAGATGCGCAAGATGAGACAGGAACTTGAGCAGAAGATGCAGTTACAGCAGGACGCGATGAACGCCGCGCAGATAGCGAAAACAGGTAGTGAAGCAAGAAGGAATTTACAGGATGCAGCAGCCGGACAACTTAACGCTCCATCAGGCGTATAAACAGGTATTTTCCACGGAAAACGGGTGCATGGTGCTTAAGGATATCGAGCGAGCCTGTTTCAAAAGCAAATCGGTATTTAGGAATGACCCGTATGCGACAGCTTATAACGCTGGAAAACAGGATGTTCTGAAGTACATAGAACACAAGATGACAACACAACCTAAAGAAGACAAGGGAGATGAAGAATGAGACTGGGAAACCCTTTAATGGACACTTTCCTGAAGGTATTTATGCCGGTATTGATGATGTGGTTCGCTGATGATGGCGGAACTGGTGAAGGCGGTGGCGGTGGGGACGATGGTCAGTCCGGTAATGAGGGTGGAAGCCCTATACCGGACTGGCGATCCGTTTTGCCGGAAGATATGCGCTCTCACCCGTCTATCTCGAAATATAAGACGCTGGACGCATTCGCGGCATCGTATCTGGAAAAGGATAAGCTGATCGGGCGCAAACATATTCCGGTAGCCCCTGAGATTCTCGATGAGATGACGCCGGAAGACTGGAACAGGGTATATACGCAACTCGGCAGACCGGAAACGCCTGATGGGTATGACTTATCAGAAATTGAGGTTTCAGAGGATTTAAAGCTCGGTGACGAGTTTATTACCAGCCTGAAAGCGAAAGCGCATGAAGTGGGTGTACTGCCATCACAGCTTAAGGAATTGTACTCATGGTTCACCGGCAACCTGAAGGTCACAAAAGAGCAGATTGACACAACGAAAGAGCAGAGCAGGGCGGATGCCGAAAAACAGCTCCAGAAGGAATGGGGATACGCTTACAAGCAGAGGCTTGAAGTTGCTCAGAATGCATTACAGCATTTCGCTGATAAGGAGATGATGCAGTTCTTGGAAGAGAGCGGATTCGGCAATAACCCGAATGTAGTCAGGTTCATGAGCCGTATAGCCAGCGAGTTCGGCGAGGATAAGTTTAAGGGCTCAAGCAAGACTACTGCGATGACACCGGCAGAAGCGCAGATTGAGATACAGCGTATAGAGAACGATGATAAGTCGCCTTATTATGACTCATCTCATCCTGAACATGGCGCTCTTGTTGACAGAATGCAAACCCTGTACGCAATAGCGTACCCGGAATAAGGATATTTTGAGAGATGGATACACGGTTTATAGCATTGAAATGCCTTGAGATGGCATTGAATAACGGCTCGCAGGTTGCCCGCCAGAATTATCTGGAGCGAGCTCAGGAGATGTATGACTGGGTAACGAGCAAGAAAACAGTACAGGCAACAACGAAACAGGCGACTACGCCTAAAGAGTAATACAGGACACTCTCCGCTTCCGTGCGGAGACCCGGTTTAACACGAAGCATTATGTTAGACCCAGCTCCTTGAAGCTGGACACTCTGACGCAACAAGTTAGTTTGAACAGCAAAAAACACAAGGAGCTTTTAAAATGTCAGATGAAATCACAGTAGCCCAAATAAAGCAGTTTGGGAACACATTCAGGCAGAAGTTTCAACAGAGAACTTCAAAGTGGCTTTCTACGTCGGAAGTGAAACATATCAAGGGCAAGGAGACTACCTTTGAGAGCATCAGTCCCACGGATGACGTCGAGGACATCAACACCCAGTTTCCCGATACACCGATCGGGGAAACGAAATACGGGCGCAGGACGGTAAAGACCAAAGGCGCGCATACCGCTCGGCTGGTTGACCCGACCGACGTGGTTCGTATCATAACCGACCCAACCAGCGCGATAACCTCCTCGCTTGCCGCGATGATGGGGCGCAAGGTAGACAAAAGGGCGTTTGCCGCCGCTTTTGGTACGGCATACGAAGGTGAAGAGGGAGAGACTCCAGTGGCGTTTCCTGCGGCAAACGTGATAGCCGCCGGAGGTGACGGGCTGACACTTACCAAGCTGATGGACGCTAAGGAAATCTTTGATAACAGGGATATTCCTGATGACAACAGGTATGTCGGCATCACAGGTTCGCAGTTGCGCAACCTTCTGAACACAACTGAAATCAAGAACTCCGACTACAACAACATCAAGGCACTGGTAAACGGTCAGGTTAATCATTTTCTGGGCTTCACCTTTATGCGGTTCTCCCAGAGCGTAATGCCGCTCGATGAGAACAATTACCGCCGTATACCGGTATGGTACAAGGGTGCGCTCGGATGCGCGATCAATGAGGACATTAAAATCAGAATCGACATGCTGCCTACTAAAAGTTACGCCAAGCAGATTTATATCCGCATGGATAACGGCTGGGGCAGGATCGACGACGACCTCATCCTTGAAATGAAGTGCGTTGAAGCGGCGTAACCTGTAAACGAAACAACCAACTTTTACCTATAAGGAGAAGTGAGATATGCCAACTATAAACGGGGATGTACGGACGGCGTTCAATAACGGTACACGCTTGGATGCCGCAATCTCAAACGCGAAGATAAAGGCGTACTTCGACTCAAAGACGCTGGCGGCTCTGCCTGCCGGTGACGATGTGGCGATGTTCGCTGACTTACCGAAAAACGGGCGCATCGTGGATGTGATCCTCGATCACGTCGCGCTGGGTGCGAATACCTCGCTCAAGGTGGGTGACTCCGCTGATGACGACCGCTATATCGGTTCTACTGCCAGTGACGCCGCAGGCGTGAAACGGCTGGATCAGATTGCCGGCCGCCAGTACAAGCTCGGCACCGACGCTGACGGCAAGGATCTCGGTATCCGTGTCAAGAACAGCGGTACCGCATCCGCTTCCGGTGAGATAAAGCTCACCATGCTTGTAGCACAGGTTTAAACGTATAACAGCGGGCGGGGTTATGCCCTGCCCGCTTTAAGGTGATGTATGGAAATATACCTTGAAATGGCAAACGCGGCGTTACGGTTGGTAGGTGCTCGCCCTATCATTGCGATAGACGATCTTGGCGATGAAAATGCCCTTATAGTCAACGCTCTTTATGAACCTATACGTGACAACCTTTTGGAATCTCATCCATGGAACTTCGCTACGAAACGATCCGCGAAACTTATCGCCGATGCACAGGCACCTGAATTCAGGTATCCGTACAGGTATCCGAAACCGGCTAACTGCCTGCGTATACTTGACGTGTATCCTTCAACAGCCAAATCAGTGGTTGAGGGTGACTTTATTCTGGCGGATACGCCGGATATCCAAGTCCGGTATATAGAACATATCACTGACGATACCAAGTTTCCGCCGCGATTCAAGTTTATCTATGTGCTGAAACTTTCCGCGGATATGTGTTTCGCGATTACGCATTCAGACCGCCTGACAAAGACGCGATACGCTATTTTCAACGAACAGTTTGCTTCTACCAAGGCGGTGGAGGGACAGGAAGGGGATATCGAGGTTATTGATAATCCGACTTCATGGATACAGGAGAGGTACTGATGAGACGACTATTCGCTATTTTCTTAATGTGGTTATTAATCGTTCAGCCGGTTTACGCTAACAAAGCGACGGTTTTAATGAACAATTTCACCAGAGGGGACATATCGCCTCTGGTAGAGAACAGGACAGATTTAACTTTCTACTACAATGCGGCATCACGGCTGGAAAACTTCGTCATACTCCCGTATGGCGGCATAACCAAAACGCCGGGCACGCGGTTTGTGGCTGAAGTGAAAAACAGTGCCAAGAAAGTGCGCTTGATACCGTTCCAGTTCAATACGGATCAGGCATATATTTTAGAGTTTGGAGACGGATATATCAGGTTTTACATGAACGGCGGGCGGATCGAGAGCGGCGGAAACCCTTACGAGATTGCCAGCCCGTACACTGAAGCAGACCTGTTTGACATACAATACGCGCAATCCGCAGATGTAATGTATCTGGTGCATAAGAAATACGCGCCCAGAAAACTGAGCCGGACAGGGCATACCTCATGGACGCTGACCATTGTTGATTTTCAATGGGGGCCGTTCATGCCGCCGAATTCAAACTTATCGCACACAATGGACGCAGTTGCCGCAACCGGCACAACTCAAATAGTCAGCAACATATCGTATTTTACCAACGACCATGTTGGCGCGGCTATAAAGATCAATTACGGATCAACTACCGGATGGGCACTAATCACGTCTGTTGACAGCGGGCATCAGGTGACTGTGACTGTAAAAGAACCATTGCCGACTGCGGCGACAAACAACTGGTGGATAGGAGCGTGGAACAAAGTACATGGATACCCTTCGTGCGTGACGTTTTTCGGGCAACGGCTATATTTTGCGGGCAGTACGGACAGACCGCAAACAGTATGGGGAAGCGTAACCAAGGGTTATGAAACTTTCAAGACCGGAGCTGAGGAAGACGATTCGGTAGAATACACTATCGCCAGTAATCAGGTAAACGCTATACAGTGGATATCTGCCTCCAAGATACTGGTAATCGGCACACATGGCGGTGTATTCAATATGACTGCCGGCAGTGACGAACCGATTACTCCTTCCAATGTGCGGGTCAGTGAGGAGACCGCCTACGGGTGCAATCATGTTGTACCTGTCCGTATAGGCAACTTCGTGTATTACATTCAGCGCGGCGACAGGCAACTGCGCGAGTTCGCCTATAACTTCGAGCGGGACGGGTACATCGCAAACGAGATGACCTTGTTATCGCCTGATATGACGGAATCCGGTTTAGTAGACACCGCATACCAGCAGTCACCGTACAATATCCTGTGGTGCGTGCGGGCTGATGGGAAAATCGCTACTCTTACACGGCTTATCGAACAGGAAGTATCCGGCTGGAGTTTGCAGACCACGGACGGGAATTATGAGAGCGTGGCGGTTATACCCAACAACGAGCAGGATCAAGTCTGGGTATCCGTTAAACGCACCATTAACGGTACGAACAAGCGGTACATAGAGTATTTCAACAACTTCGATATCGAGATGGACGATGTTTCGGACTCCTTCTTTGTGCATAGCGGGTTAAGTTATGAAGGCGCTCCCGTATCCGTTATCAGCGGACTTGACCATCTTGAGGGCGAGGAAGTTGTCATATTGGCGGACGGGGTAAAGGTAAGCGGCAAAACAGTTAGTTCCGGTAGTGTCACTCTGGATGCTCCGGCATCAAAGATTCACGCGGGGAAGGCGTATTCAGCGTATCTTGAGACGCTTGATCCTGAAGCAGGCTCAGTGCTCGGTACCGCGCAGACCAAGAAGAAGTATGTCTATAACTCTGTCCTTCGGTTATGTTCCAGCAGGGGCGGATCATTCGGCACACTTTCAAAACAGTATGACCTTCGATATTCAGGTACCGGATTGTTTACCGGTGACCTTGAAATACGTCCTCCCTCCGAGTACGTAAATAAAGCCATCATGGTGATAGACCATGACGATCCGTACCCTTTCACATTAACCGCTCTTGTACTCTATGAGGAGACCTATGACAGATGAGCGATGTCAGGGTGACTCAGGTATCAGACAGATTCATTGATGAGTTCGTTTATGAAGGTGTTGAAAGTGACCTTATGGGAGTCAGTGACGCGCGCAGGATGCTTCATATCTTTAACAGTCAGGGCGAGTCGCGGGCTATTCTGGTGAACGGTAAACCGGTGGCGTTTGTGGGAGTATTCGCGGTAAATGAGTGCGTTGGTCAGATATGGGGCTTCTTCAATACGTCTATTCAAAAGAACCTCAAAAGCATCATGACCGCATTGAAGGGGTTACTTCTCATGACAGTCGCTGAGAACAGGTTCCATAGATTACAGGCGGTTTGCAAGGATGGAAGCGACAAAGCTCATAACCTGATTACTCATTTCGGGTTTGAGAAAGAAGGCGTGCTTCGGGCATTCGGTACAAATAGGGAAAACTTCGTGATGTACTCACGTATTATCGGGGGCGTGTGATGGATCCATTGACCATGATGGCATTGGTAGCGTTGTTTACCGGCACCGGTCTGGCAATATCCGGTCAGCATAAAGAGGCGCAGGATCGGTCAGCCGCAGAAAAGTACAATGCCCAGCTGGCTGAACAGCAGGCTGGTGATGTGGCTGAATCCGGCAGGCTTGAGGAAGAACGGCTGAAACGGGAAAAGAAGCGGTTAATGAGCAGACAGAAATCGCTATACGCTCATGCTGGGGTAAATCCTCTGGAAGGGTCACCGCTTGAAGTGATGGCAGATTCCGCGGCGGCTATGGAGATGGATATCGCCGCTAACCGGTACAACACTCAGGCAGGCGTAAACCGATATGTCGGCGAAGCGAATTACCGGAGATGGATGGCAAAGAACGTTAAATCACAAGCACCGTTAAGTATGGGATCAACATTATTGACTGCCGGCTCAGGCATGGCAGGGATATTGAGGTAAAGTATGCCAAGAATACCACAGTATGAGAGCAGAGTAGGCTTAACCACGGAAGCGAGCGGAACACGGTTTTCTCAGGATGCCGCGGCTATGACCGGACAGAGTATGCAGAACCTCGGTTCCTCGGCAATGAACGCCGCTATGGCGCTGGATGATTACGGTGACCGGATACGGCAGGTACGCAATCAGGAAGAGATTTCACGTGCCGCCATAGAAGCGGAAAAGACGTTTGTTTCACTGTATGACGAGGCGAGTACCGATCCCGATTACCTGAATTATCATGACCGGTACAATAAACGGATACAGTCGAAAAAGTGTGAGCTGGGCAAAAAGATTACGGATAAGGACGCGAAACGGTCATTTGAAAGAGCGTATGACGAGTCTGCTTTACAGGCTGGTATTAAGATAAAGAATATCATGGATAAACGGCTCATCGAGGCGAAACTGGCGTCACTGGATGAGCAGATAGAATTGAGCAAGGAACGGTTTTTTAACGCCGGTACCGCCGAGGAACAGGACAAAGTTGTATCGACCATAGAGAAGCTGATCGACCATAACCAGAGCCTTGGGGTGATATCCGCGGAGACGGCTGTTACGAAAAAACAGGGGCTTAAGAAGTCGTTTATTGAAGAAAATTTATATAGATTGCTTGATAACGACCCATTCAAATTATATGAGCGGTTGGAGAATAACGATATAAAAAACCTTAGTAAAAAAGAGACTGTTGAATGGAAAGCTAAAGCAAAAACAGCCATTGAGAACCAGATTTCATTTCTTGACAAAGAAGAGGCGCGAGTAAAAAAAGAAAATTACGACATTGACTGGGTGTCTGCTTTGTCGGGCGAGTTGACACGTGAAGAAGTCATTAAGAATGTCAATCTTGATCGATACGATGCGGAGGAAGGAAATAAGCTTTTAAAACTTATAGACACCAAACAGGAATACGTTAAGACCGATATATCGGCGTGGAACGATTTACGGGAAAAAGCGCGGGATATAAAAGACGATGATGAATTTAAAAGAGCCGTTGAACAGGCTGTGTCGAGTGATAAAAATATCAAAACGGAAGACGGTCAGGAACTTATAAAATACCGTGAAAAGTTTAAGGAAGACCGCAACAAAGCGGCTATAAAAAACAGCCTTAATGCTGTTAAAAATTGGGCTAATCAAAATGCGTTCGATTCTTACCAGCTTGCGGATATTCAGGCAAATATCGAAAGCCGAATTGATGCTGAACAGGCTACTGGCGAACGGATACAGGAAATCACAGAGGAAGAAAAACATAACTTTATCAAATCTCAATATCCTGAAATAAACGGGCTGAATGTTATTCCTAATAATATATATCAGGATAAGTCAATTGACAAAATTATCTATACGCCTGAAATCGGCACGCCGGACATGATATACAATCCGCAATCAGGGTTGCTTGAAAGAAATACGCAGGAAGGAAAATATTACACAACATACATTAAGGACAAAGGTATCAGCGTCGGGTTTCCTCAGGATATGTCGGAACGTGAATTACGCATGATTATCGGAGATCAGATCGAAAACAAAGGCAGATTAAGCGCATTTCAACGATTTAAAGATGTTGTTTTGGGAAACGGCAACAAGGCGCAGGCAAGCGAAAAAGAACAGCCACAGGCTACGACAGAACGAAAATTTAACGAAACAGAACAATTGCAATCAGCCGCGCCGGACACCATGTTTCAATATGAAACAGAAGCCAAGAAGCCACAGACACAATTCGGTTACGACAAAGCTCCTGATTTAGATAAATATGCAGAAATAGACCCCACACTTAAACAGCAGATCAGACAACTTGCCACACGTTCAAAAACAGCGGTGGTTGATTCTTTTGAAATAGCTGAATACGGGCTTGAAATAGGCAGGATCGGACACGCTATAAAAACAGGCAAGATCAGCAAAGAAGACGGTATCGCTCAAGCTAAACAGATCGAAAGACTGATTCAGGATATACGAAACACAGGCGATATACCGGACAATCTGTATTACAACATCCTTTCATCGACATCTTCATTGGTGCCATACATAGCAACATCGGCGATGGAAGGCGTAAAACAAGGTGCGGCGGCCGGAACTGGTGCGGCTCTTGTTGCGACTGTTGCCGGGCAATCCGGGCCGCAGGCATTAACACCTGAGGAAATATTGACAGTTCCTGCGGCATGGTCAACCGGATTTGCAGTCGGTGTAACATACGGCTCTGTTAAAACAGCGCGCGAAATTGAAGGCGGCAAACTGTATCTTGATATGATAAGCGGCGGAGTTGACGAAACAACGTCGCGTATTTTATCGGATATAGCCGGAATATCTATCGGCTTAATAGAAGCTTCACAGATTGGCAGAATCGCAAAAAAACTGCCCGGCGGTAAAACCTTATTTAAACAGAAATTAATGGAACAGGTAAAAAAGCAGTCAGTCAAGGAACTGCTTAAAACAGCCGGAAAAGAATACGGAAAAGACATTGCTGTTGAAACCGCTCAGGAATTAACACAGGAAGGCATTTCTATAAGCGCAGAAGCACTTGGTTATGCGATACAGGCAATAAAAGATGATGCGGAATACAAGGGTGTAACGGCACAGCAGGCACTTGATAGAATGCTTGAAACCACAAAAGCCAGTCTTTACGGATTCCCTGTAATAATGTTACCCGGCACAATAAACAGGACAATAACCGATTTTAAGGCTAATAGCAGGGTATCGACGCCTCTTGCGAAAGAAGTTATAGGCAACATTAATAAAGAAGCGGAGCAAAGCGGGTTTATTGAAGCCCCTGAAGGATTAGAAGACGAATTTCCAGCTGAAAAAAAAAGCGCAAGACCGCTCGAAAAAATCGTAAGAGATAATTTTAAAAGCAAGGAAGTATCTTTTAATCCGAAAGAGCGCAAAACTATGCATGTTCCGAAAGAAAATGAGGTTGTTAAAAATGTTTCGAGAACATTTGAGGGATACGAGTCTTTAAAGAATAGCGAGAGTCCGGTCGCGCATTTTATCACCGGGCCGACCGCCGCATCCAAGACGACGCTCGCCAAAACAATTACTGAACAAGGTCAAAATATTCCAGTCATAGACCCTGATGAATTTAAAAGAATGATACATGGGTATACTGAGGATAAATCAAATAAATATCAGAAGGCGGGAACGATTGCGAACAATATCGCAGTAGAATATGCTGTTGAAAACGGGATCCCATTTATAAACTCAATGCCCGGGACAAACGCAAATAAATTCAATCAGGTATTTGATACTTTGACACAAAGGGGATATCAAAAGAAGGTAGATTACATATTTATTCCCCTTGAAGAGAGTGTTGAGCGATCTCAATACCGCTATCAAAACGAACGGGGAATAGGTATTGATGAAAAAAATGTAAGCCGCATATATAAAAAATCACTCGATACCCTCTTTAAGGTTTTTATTCCGAAAGCCGACATAGTTCAGATTTATAGCAATGAAAGAACAGATGACCGATCTGCAAACCATAATACGGTGGCTAGTTTCAAAAATGGCAAACTCTTTGAATTGCATGACGAAAAATCCTTTGAACAATTAATTCGAGAGTGGTATCGTAGTAATGAAAATAGGGAAATAAGCAATGACGAATTATCCAGAAAAATTCAATTATTACGAGGAACGGAAGAGAATAGAGAACCTTCCTCAGGGTCAACAGGGCCCAGCTATGGCGGAGCTTCACAACGAAATGATGCGCCGCAGTCGGGAACTCAAGACACAAGCCAAACAACAGCCTCAAGTTTAATCAGGCGTTCGCCGGATACCGCAAACCTTACTAAAAATCTACAGCCGGCAAAATCACCGGAAGAACTCAAAACACGCATAGACCAGCTTAATAAATTCGCTATGTCAAACGCTATATTGCGCCGAACCGGAGGATTGCAGAAACAGGGCAGTCTGTCTCCGGCAGGTCAATTTGTAGGTGAAGAAAAGCCGGGAGAAATCAGGCTTAAAGGCTCATATATCAAAAATGAGTATGATTACGTAAGCACGCTTGCGCATGAGCTTGGGCATGCCGTTGAGTACAACATCACTGGCACGCTTAACAAACAAACTGTCCGTGTTTTTGGTGATGACCTTGACGAACAGACAATCAGGAAAATCGAAACTGAATTGTTCCAGATTACTCGCGAATTGGAAGGCGATGAGGCAATACAAAATAATCTCGAATATTACGCACAGCCGACGGAACTGCTGGCACGTTTTTTTGAAAAGATGATTGTCTCTCCGGGCAATCTTGAAGAAATTGCTCCGACTGCCATGGAATATTTAGAACGGCAACGCATAAAACAGCCTCTTATAAACGAGTTTCTTGAAGCGGCAATAGGCAATATAGATAAAGGAACTGTTCAAACAATATTTTTGCGTGATCTTCGCGAAACATACCAAAAATACCTTGGGAAACGTGTCGGAGACATAGCATATAACGCTGAAATAAATCACAGAGCTATGCAGGAGCGCGCAAAAATAGTCATAGAAAAGTTTATAAAAGAAAAATTTGAAGGCATTAATGATAATCCTGAAACGCTGTTTCGAGCCGCAGAATCTATCCTTATTACCAAAAAAAATCAGCCGGTATTTGGAACGCGGGACTTTATAACAGCTAAAAACACAACGGAAGAAGCAAACGCAATCGCAAACGGGTTTGAATTTGTTGAAGGCGTTGAAGACATGGAAAGCGGTAAGGTATACCCATTATACGCCCGTCAAAGATATACGCCGCAACAGGCAAAAGCGATATTTGAGTCGCTCTCAGCTGAAGGGCAACAGTTGATAAAGGATTTTACGGCGGCAAGAGAAGAAGCGAAGGATTATTTTAACCGCGAAATGATAAAAGATGTTGCAGGAATAGAAAGCAATATTGAAGGTTGGGTACACCATTATTTTGATGATAAAGGAAAGCTCGGGACAGGGTCTTTAAAGTTCAAAGAGAAGACAGCGGGAACACGTAAAAAACGTGAAGGAACTGAAGGCTATGTTGAAGACTTCCAACTTGCCATGACCAAGGCATTGACAGAGCTTGAAGGTGAAAAAGTATTTAATGCTTTCATAAAAGATCAATTCGCAAGAGTAACAAAACCTATACCGGAAGGCGGTAAGCCTGATGCCGGGTGGGTTGAAGTTATCGGCGATGTTCAAAAAGGCGTAGGAACAACACAAGAAAAGAAAGTAGTAATGATTCAGGACGGCAAAGCGTTTGTTCCTAAAAGAGCGCGTTACCAAATGCCGAAACCTATATATGAGCGATATAAATTGTGGCGCGGCTTGACAGATGAAGCCAGTACGGCAATGAAGATATTCAATGATTTAAACCGTTACTGGCGCATAAATATTCTTACCCATCCGGGGAGCGCTGGAACAAACTTTATTTCCGGCGGCATTCAATATGCCTCAAAAATCCTAACTGATTTTTATAGCGAGCTACTAACTGGCAAAACGGATTTCACAAAGACTCGCGCTGACATTAACGCCATGTTGACTGTAATAACTCCAAAGGGATGGGCTGATGCTCCTGATTGGGTTTACGGCAGTGATCTATCGAATTATTACGGGCAGTTTACCAATAAAGAAGGCGTAAACCAGACATTAGACAAATACGCAGATAAAGCATTAAAGCTGTACGGCGGAATAGAGCGGTACTGGAAAAAAGTTATTGCTACCGCAGAAGGTGTTCAAAGCCTTAAAGACCTTGAAAATATATCAAAAGAAGGGTTAAGACTACCCACTAAAGAAGAATCGGAACTTATTGCTAAGATCAATGAAGAAATCGATTTATTTGCGTTTGATTATGACAATATTCCGACATGGCTTGCAAATTACAACAAAAACGCTTTGGCTCAAGCAGTGAAGCCGTTTGCGACATATCCATATAAATACACAAAACATATCGTCCACATGATCGGTCAGGTTTTTGATCGTTCTTTGCCATGGCAGGAAAGAGCCGCAAAATTATTGGCATTAACGACCATAGTCAGCGCATACGCCGCCATAAAAAAGTGGCGCAAATCGCAACAGGCAACACCGGAAGGGACAGCGGACGTTCCTGCTCGTGTTACTCCTCGCGGAAAGTTATTCATTGGTACGGATAAAGATGGTAAAGAGCTTTTTGTAAGGACAGCAAAATACCCTTATTTAAACTTAACAGATACGGGAATTGCGCTTGTAAATGGCGAGTATGAAGCGGCTGTTGATGGAATTTCCGATATGATTGGAAGTGTCGGCCCTACTGGAAAAATAGGATTGCTTGCGCTTGGGTACCGTAATAAATACCAGATGTACGATTCAACACCTGAAATATTAGCAGAAACGGCAAGTGAATTTGTTCCGGGTGTAAGAATGTTTGATTCAATATCTCGTATGCTTGACCCGTTTGCGCGCAAAGAAGAAACCGTTTCTCAGGCATTTACCCGGTTAATACCTGTAACCAGCGAAGCTTTGCAGGAAAAATTACACGGTTCACGCAGAACAGTAAAAGTTCCGGTTGAAGGCGATATAAGAAAAAAACCGGGTGAAGGTACGCTCCGTACAACAACAGACAGAGAAATAGAAAACTACTGGAATGATATTTTGTTAGGCGCACTTTCAGGAATATACATATCGCGAATAGACCCGAAAGAAGCAGAAGCGTTTCAGATTAGAGATGAAAAGAAAAAGCGCAAAGCTGAAAATAAAAATTAACCATAGGAGTCGGTGGAGATGAAAATCGCAGTACCTTTTAAAGACAAAACAGTACAAGCAGGACAAACTATACAATCGGAACCGATATACGTGGCGAACGCGAACGGGATGTTTTCCCTTGAAGGTTCGCTTCAAAGCGCGACACCGGATCATTCCGTATCGTTCACATGGTACAGGTCAGACGGTACCGTAACGGAAAGCGTGCCGGCAGGAACCATTATAAGCAATGTCATAGGCGAGAGCGTTAATGTGTCGTTTACCCCTGATTACATGAGCCATATCGTGATTAAGGCTTCAAATGCTGTCGGTAAAGAGGAAGTTTCCATTAATACACTTCTGTATATAGGAGCGTAATGCCATGGGCTGGGACACATACAGACAAATTGCCGTGGGGTCGGATCGGCTGTATTTCGACTTTTCACATGGCAGATGGGTGATAGAGACCGGTGACGGAGCTGACAAGGTTCTTGTTCCGTTCAATTCTATCTGGGCTCAGCAATCGAATGAGCTGATTAACCACAAGTTTTTCAATAATAACGCCATGATCTGGGATTTTTACCGCGATACCGGCAATGACTCAAGCCCTGTCGGAGCAGACCTCAGTGAAAACGGGAATATCGCGTACAGCACATTGAACACGGTACGGATCGCGTCGTTCAATTCCGCTAACCCTGATTATATGTCTCTGGATAACTTCGGGAACGCCGGTGAGAATGTGCGGTTTACCGGAGCGTTCAGTATAGGCGGGTGGTTCCGGTACCATACTCTTGCCACCACAATGAATCTCATATCTAAAGACGCGCCGGATTACGGCTCGCAAAAAGACTCGAAATACGCGTATTCCCTGTATATCAACTCCGACGGGTCAATCAGGGGACGCGTTCGGGATGAAGTGCAGACTTCAGTTACTCAGGTATTCTGTTTTGAGGGGTTCACTACCAATACCGGACTGATTCAGGCAAATGAATGGTTCCATATCGCATATGTGTACGATCCGGCAGGAGCGACTCTGGCAGACAGGCACAAGATTTATATCAACGGTGCACTGGCGGCTGGCTCGACTACTTCCGGCGGTACCTTTATATCCATGCGTGACACAGTGGCAAAGTTCACCCTTGGGGCGAATTTCCAGCCTTACGGCGGGACGGTAAGCAACAAGTATAACGGCGATATGTGGTGCGTATTCGCTTACGGTGACAAGTTATCAGCATCGGAGGCGCAGGCTCTTTACGAGTTTACCGCAAGGAGGATTCAGCAATCTGATCCGTTAATCGAGATTACACAGACTTCTTCGAGGATTGTGTTTATAGGTGATTCCATTGTGAACCGCTATCCGAACCTTGCGAAAAACAGCATGGAGTATTACCTTGACCAGCACTTTTCCGATCCGGTTAATGCCTTGTTCCGGCAGGATGATCTCTATATGAGGCAGGGGCTTCAGCTCATCAGTAAAGGTATAGACGGGGATAAGGTTGCCGGTGTAGCCTCACGGTTTAAGAGGGATGCCGTTCAATACCGACCGAATACGGTAATCGTTCTGGTGGGCACCAATAACGTGCGTGACGGGGACACTTTCGCGAATGTGGAATCGAGTTTCAATCAGATCAAGGCGATGTGTAGTGATGCGGGAATCGCTTTGAAAGTATGCGAGGTTATGCCGAGAAACGGTGATACCGGCATAGGGCAGACTCTCAATCATTACGATGCCGCCATATCCGCGTGGAACTCTGCCCTCGCTTCATGGTGTAGCGCGAATAGTGTCGGGCTGATATCCATCAACTACGGTATGCAAGACCCCAGCAACCGACCAAGACCGAATCCGGCATACTTCTCGGATGTTCCTATGCGCCATCCTAACTTAATCGGCAATCAGGCTCTTGCCCGTCTTATATGGGAAGACTACCAGCACGGGAGATAATCATGAGCGGGAATGAAGTAATTGAAGCGCGCATTGTGTCTCTGGAAGAGAAGATCGAGTCGTTTTGTGAGCGTATAGATAAAAACATAACTGATCTGTACATGAAATATCACGCGATCAAAGAAGAACGCGCGAAATGTGAGTTGGAAATGACAAAGGCATTGGGCAAGGTACAAATAGAGGCGTTTAAACGCCCCTCATGGCTGGTGACATGGATACTTGGTGGATTGATGTCACTGTCGTGTTCGCTTTTGATATTGTACCTGAAAAAATAACTATGGAGGTGGATGATGTGGGAGTTTCTGGCAAAAAAGGCATTCTCGAAAATCGACAAGTACGTGGTGATCAATTTCCTGATCTCCGTCGCGTTTGACGTGTTCAAGCGCATATTCAGGGATTTCGTTGCCGCGGTCACTGATATGGTCGAGCGGGCTGAGGCGTCCGGTAAAAGCGGGATAGATAAGTTCAACATGGTGAAAACCGAGGCTATCTCTATCGCGCCGGATATGCCTATGTTACTGCTTCAGACCATCATTCAGATTGTGGTGGCGAAGTTTAAGGGAAGCAAGATCGAAGACTTTATCGCATCGAGCGTGTAACTATGAAAAAGCTGTTTGATTCTATCAGACGGATATTGAACGGGCGTGGAGGTAAGCCGGTATTCTGGTTCAAATGGACAATCAGATTCGCGCTTATCTTCGCGCTGCTCAATATGTCCGGTTGCGGGTTTAACGGCCGTATCTGGGGCGATAACTTCCTTCGAGGCTGGTTTCGGGATAACCATCTTTCTCAGAAGATCCATGACGAGCGGGTAATCAGCAACACCGGTGTCAAGGATGCCACACTGGTTATGCTTTCACTGGCGGTACCGATCCCGTTTCTTTTACTGCTGGCTTATTCTCTGCATCGGGTGAAGAATTCGCGGGAGAACGGATTGAGGTTTCTGGTATCTGCCATCGAGGAATCTGAGACACTGAAAGAAGTTAAGCGCTTATCCATGCTGTTCGGCAGGACGAATCTCGGATATGACCGGCTGGTAAAGAGGGAACTGAAGAGAATACAGGGGAAAGGCAATGGGTAA